TCAAGAACTTCAACACGCATAGATTCGAGTTGTTCTTTTGTAATATCTGGATCAGGCTGCCATTGTTTTAGCTTAGTTTGTGTATCTTTAGTTGCCATAATATGCCTCGTGCTTGTTAATTTCTATACTACAATTATAACAGAAAAAAAGAAAAAGTCAAGTAAAAAGATTGGGCGAGTATTATACTCACCCATAGTGATTAGGCACTCTGTGCAGCTTTGATGTATTTTCCGTAACGATCGTGGAACTCGTCGAAACACTCAACAGCGTCTGGATCAATTGGCAATGAGTACTGAGTAAGTGCAAGTTTAATGCCCATTACAACAAGCTCAGTTTCGAAATTATCCATTGCAAAGCGCAAAAAGTTGTTTACTTTACTATCAAACTTTTTATCACCCGAATCAACTGACTCTTTAAGCTCGTAGCACAATGACACTGTTAATGAGTACATTGCACTGATCTCTGAGGTAGTAAGTTCTTTTACTTTGCCTTCAAGGATGTCTGTTGGATTAGGCATCTCGCCTGCTACCTTGCGGTGTGCCATAAACTTAACTGCAAGGCCTTCGCCTACAGAACCTGCTACTAGATCAACTGTAGTTTCTTCGTCTAGCTTGTCTTCTAGCAGTTCTGATACAAAAGACCACGAACGAGGTGTTGCAAAAGAACGACTTGGCGACTTAGGATCAAATGTGTACAAGTCTTGTTTAGCAAACTGTAGGTAACCTACAACATCTTTGTGCACTTTGTTGTCTACAGCCCACTGGAACCAGTCATCAAAGCTTGGAGCAATTTCCAAGTGTACAAAGCGGTTAGCCAACGGAGCAGGCATACGATATGTAACACCTTTGTCTGCTTCACGGTTACCTGCCGCAACAATCATCACATTGTCTGGCAAAGTGTACTGTCCTACTTTGCGGTTAAGAATTAGCTGATATGCCGCAGCCTGTACAGCAGGCGCTGCACTGTTCATTTCGTCAAGGAACAAAATAATGTTCTTATACTGTGATGCAAGTGCCTCGTCTGGAAGCTCTGCAGGCGCTCCCCAAACCATGCGACCGATATTAGCATCAAAGTAAGGAATACCTTTAATGTCTGTAGGTTCCCAAAGACTCAAACGAACGTCAATGACGTGTGCCTCTAGTTGTTCACCAATCTGATGAACAATGTCTGATTTACCAATGCCTGGAGGTCCCCAAAGGAAGATAGGACGCTTGCGAAGCATTGCGTGTTTAATACCGTTTTTAGCTTTGTTTGGTGTTACAGTGCGAGTGTTGTCAGACATAGTATTTCCTCTTAATTTATGTCAGTGCCTAATTTCTTACTATGCATATAGTATAGCACCTTTAGAGTAAATGTCAACTATTTTTTAGGATTTAATCATTTTCTTTGTGGCGATTCATAGCTTTTATGAGTCCATACTTGCGTAAATCGCCACTGAAAAGAGTTAGCTCTACTGCCTTCTTTTCGTTCGTTACAGTAATGCCTTTGTTGGTTAGATAGTAAGGACAGTCAATGAATTGATCTAAAAAGATAATAACTTGGGTAGTTAACGGCATATCTGGCGGATAAGGGATATCGTATGTAGCAATGTCCAGGTTCATTATAAGCTCAAAGCCTGTGTCAGTTAGTCGCAATCCGCCTGTACCTTTGTTTCTAGTGTTTTGCCACCATAGAGGCATATATTGTTTAACAGTAGCTTCGTCAGTTGACTTCCCTAACTGTTTTAAGAAAATTTTAGTATATGCCTCTTTCCAGTTCATTCGGACACTTCTTCTCCAGCAGTAAGTTTGAACACTTTAAAGTCTTCTGTCTGAAACAATTCGTTTAACTTTTTAGCTAAGTTAAGTGCATGACCTGGATTTGAAAAACTTGTTTTCTTATACTTAGGTCCGGGATAGTTAGTGAGTATGTTAGATGACTTTAAGTTAAAAGGCTTGCCATTATAAAAGACAGCCCAGATAGCTTCAGCATCTAACACTTGCTCACTTTTGTAATTTTTCTTGTTTATGTGCTCTAGTAACACATTAGGCTTTGGCCTGCTCATATGCGTAATTCCTTCATTAACTACGCATATATTTATCACTTCCAGTTGTCGCCACCACCGTCAAGTTGAACTTCTATGATCTCTTCTGAGCTGTTACTAGCAGATGAAAGTAGTTTTTCTAAATCGCCTTCTAGCCTAGACATAACAATGCCTAGTGTATAAGCAAGATTCTTTGCTTGGTCTAGCGTAAGTTTAACTTCTTTTGCTCTACTAGCATCGGCACTTTTTACTTGCTGTATAAACTGCTGTAGCGGAATAGTGTTTAATGGTTCATTTTGCATTTGCTTTACTTAGCTCCTGACGCATTTCGATTTCTGTCTTAAACGGACCTTTATACTCATATCGTTCTATAGTAATTAGTTTAGGACAAAAACTTTTAACCCAGCCTTTGTCAAAACGAATGATATAGTAACCTGCACAATAAATGCTTTTAGACTTGTCGCTCTTAGTAAACAGAGGCAATCTTTGCTTTACATCGTACATAGGCTTATATGGTATTGTGTTAGTTGGAAATCCGTGCACTTCGCTAGACGGAGTTTCTTCGACTACTGCTTTTGAAATTTTTGCAACAAGATTTAGGCCCAACGTTCTTTCTAGTTGTTTTTTGTTATCAAAATATTTTATATTATTATTGCTACTCAGCATAAATTTGTCATCTGAGATAGAAATTGTGCCTACTCGAACACCATCATCTTCAACAATCCAAAATTTATTTTCTAGTACTGGTTTTGCATTAATCATTTATATACCTCGCTTGCAACGGTTCAGCATACTGGGCTGCCTGATCAGCAATACGCTGTAGGTCCCATTTTGCACAAAATTTCATTAGACGCATGCCTACTTGACTAATGTTTTTGCTTTCTACGTTTCTTATTGTTTCGTTAATTATTTCTCTTATTTCTTCAGGTTGCGCAGTTAAGTCACACAATGTTACGTTGCGATTGTAGTCATCTAGAACCCGATGCTCTTCACCATTATGATCAACCCAACGCTGTAGCATAAGATTATTCCAGTTATATCCTTTAGTTGTTTTGTCTTCAAACGCCTCTAACAATCCAACCTTGTTCTTAGTTCCCTTTTTACGGACGCCGGGATACGCACTAAACACATTATCACTAGTATCGCCACGCATACACTTTTCGAACAGTAACCATTGCGGATCAGGAGCACCCTTAGGTTCTTTAGTTTTCTTATCTACAACTGGCCTACCTTTATCGTCAAAGTAACCTTCGTGTGTAATAGTAGTATTACTAACACCGTTATACTGTTTTACATTAGGTGCAATAAGTTGTGCAAAGTCACCATCTGTACTAATAATAACATGATTGTCATTAGGATGATTTTGCACCCAGCCTGCAATTAAATCATCTGCTTCTAACTGTGGATGACGAATAACTGTACAGTTAGTTTTCTCTGTAACGAAGTCTTTAAACTCATCGAAGATTTCCCAAAAGACTTTGTCTTCTTCCATCTCACGAGGACTCATTGCATCGCGAGTTTCTTTTCTGTTACGCTTGTAAGGTTCGTAGAAATCTTTACGCCAGCTACGACCTTCTAAGCAAAAGACAATATGACTCCCGTTAAAGTCTTGCCACGCCTTCTTAATGCTGTTAAGTGTAACATGCATTGCCATGCCTACTTTAGTGTCAATATCGCCTCGAACTGCATGTCGCGCTCTAAAGAAAGTATTTGCTGTGTCAACTAGTATGTATGTGCTCATGTATATTGTGCCTTTGTTTATATTGATGACTTAGTATAACACTGGAAGTTCAGCATGTCAATCACGATACTGAACTTCTTCCTTTATCAATAGGTACTACATTAATATAGCCTGCTCCACGATTTGTATCCATGCCTTCATCTGCTAACATGTTATATACAATATCGCGGAACCAACGATCTACAATTTCTTCTTGTGGATCTGCTTCTTCGCCATATCCTTCTCGAATTAACTGTTCAATGAACAAATCATTCCAATCCAGTTCAAAGAACCCGTTTCGAACGTTTTCTTCGTTAACTTTTACATCTAGTACATTAACCCAAGGCTCGCCACGTTTAGTAGCGTATGCTTTAGGATCTTTCTTTTTAAGCAGTTCAAGTTCTTCTGCTTCAATACGTGCCTTTTCTGCTTCTGCTGCTGCACGTTCTTCGGCAAGTCGCTGACGTTCTGCTTCAACTCCAGTGTGTTTTTCAATTAGTCGTTTAAACCATCCGCTCATTACATGTGTCTCCTTATTCTTGTTAGGAAGTCTTCTTCCTCAGGTGCCCCAGGCGTTGCCGAAGAGGCTGATGTGTAGTCTTGGCGAGAAGCGCCATCCTTTCTCGAGACAAATGTTCGCAACTTCTTGTACATTAAGATCGTATTCTTCCGAACGCCCGCCCAAAGGCATGAGGTAAACTGGACAATCCACTCCAGCCTGGCGATATTCTTCAAAAGCCTTGCCAGCTTCTTCGATGTCGATACGATCAGCAACCACAAACTTAAAATACATGTCACTGTTAGGAACATCGTAGTATGACCTAGCAATTTCAGGGCGGATAGCATCATTCCAAGACTCTCCGCTAACTGAAAGCTTCGGAGAGCAAGAGAACGTGAATCGAATTCTTTCTTGAGATCTAAAGTATTCCAATAAATCCCCACGTAGCTTTTGTGTTGTATTCGTTTCAATAGTGACATTTTTTAAGTCCCCCATTTTAGGATGTTCGAACAGCTCTACATAGAACTTTTGCCAGCCGAGCAATGGCTCACCGCCTGTTAAGATCAAATGGACGTCTTGTCCGTTATCGCAAGTCCATTTGCCTTCTGGTGTTAGACTCAGCAAGTGTTCTACTACTTCGTCTACAGTACGATCCATCATAAGCGATTTGAACTCAGGATAGATGCTTGCGTATGTATCACAGCCGGTATGAATAACAGGCAAATCTTCAAACTTATCTGTTTTAGCAATAATATCATCGTCTAGCAGAGCTTTAACTTCTGCATTATGTCTGATTTTGTTTTTAGCTTTCTCTGCACGACTAGGCTCGTCTCTTCCTAAACCAAAGTTCATACAACGTAAGTTACAACCGAAGGTGCGTAGGAATACACTAGGTACTCCTACGAACTTGCCTTCGCCTTGTACAGAGTAAAATGCTTCACTGTACCTTAGTTTCATAGCGGAAGACTCTCTGTATAAATTTCCATACCTAAACTGATCATACCCATTGCAAAGGCCGCAACGATAAAGACTTTAGCCATAATCACTGCAACATAATCTCCTAAATTATTCATCGCGGTGCAAACTCCTGTTGTAGTTTAATGTTGTCAAAGAACTCTTTCTTAGTGCCTGGGTCAGTTTTAAATGAACCTTCTAGTACAGTTGTTTGTGTCAATGAACTATGTGCCATAATGCCACGGTTCTCACAACAGCCGTGTGTTGCCTGAATGTAAACGCCTACGTTGTGCGCACCAGTTGCAGCTTTAATCTCACGTGTAATGTCGTTAGCAAGTTCTTCTTGCAGTGTACCACGTCGAGCGCACCATTGTGCAATACGTGTGTACTTAGATAAGCCAATTAGTTTAGGACCAGCAATAATACCAATGTATGCTACACCTGTTACTGGCTGGTGATGATGCGAACACATTGATTTAAGTTCTGAACGCACTACTAGCATACCTTCGTAACGATCATCCGAATCATTTGGAAATGCTGTTGCACTTGGAATAGGATCATAACGTCCTGCCATAATCTCATTAAAGTACATTTTAGCAAGTCGTCGTGCAGTGCCGTATGAGTTAGGATCGTTATGTCGATCAATAATCAACGCATCTAGTACGCCTTCGAATGCTTCAGTAGCTTCGTTAATAAGTGCATCTTTTTCACTAGGCAGGATGTACTGCGAAATGTTATCGCCGGCCCAGTAACGAGCATTGTCTGACTTGATGCGTTTAGTAATTTCTTCGTATTTCTTCATTTAGTTCTCCGAGTTAAAGACGTGGATGTCTTATATGTTATTAGTATACAAGGGTATTTAGGTTTTGTCAAGCATTAATTAATATTTTTGCTTGTTGGGGATGACGCCTCGAATGCCGCCTTTTGGATCTTCTGTATCGCCGTCGCGTCTAAAGATAAGATGAACATGGGGATACATGCAAGTCTGTCCTGCACTCTCTCCCATGTTAATGCCTACGTTGTAGCCTGTAACGTTGTTAGACGTTGCTGCTACGTTTTCTTCTCCCATAGCAAGGGCAAACTTAAAGCACTTCATTACTTCTTGCTGTGTGTTAGTTTTGGGCACTACAAGGGTGTGCCCTTCTGTAACAGGGTACTTGTCTAAAAACACAACAAAGTCTCTAGTATCAAGCTGAACATCTGTCCACGGTGCTCGTCCGTCCTTTTGTGCCTGTTCTAGTGTATCAAAGCTCACTTACAGTCTCCCAAGGGTAGCAAAGCCAGACATCTTCTTCTGCTTTGTTAACTTCGTGTACACTGTAGCGCACACCGTTAAATTCGCTAGAAAGATTCTCTGTAATAACAGCAAAGCGAACGTTGTCTTTCCATACACTATCCCAAGCATGTGTCTCGTTAGGCAAACAACCTGACTGCCAATCTTGTTTGATCCAGTTAAACGTAGCACCTGTGTCGTTAATGTCATCTACAATTAGAATCTTTTTACGCTTGTGTAGATCCCATCGACACTTTAGCTGTTCTTGTTCTTCGGCAGGAACATAACCAAATGCATCTTCTGCCATCCACAAGTTGCTTTCTGGGCCTTGATCGTCATCACGCAAACTAACCTTTAGTGCTTCACCGCGAATGCCTAGCATGTTGCAAAGGATAGTAGCAGGAACGTTGCCACCTTTGGTAATGCCTACAATGTAGTCAGGACGCCAGTTGTCTTTGTACATCTGTAGAGCGATGTTTACACAGGCTTTCTCTACATCCTGCCAACTATAATAATGTTTCTTAATCATTTTAGAAACTCCAATCAATTACCTTAAAAGTTATCGCCTTCGCTAAATTGTCCAAGATCGATATTCTGTTCGTCTGGCAGAATCATATCGTCGTCGTCATCTACTTGAGCTGCTTTTAGTTCTGCAATATCACGAGGAAGAATTACAACCGGTTTATTGCTAGCATACATGTCGTACTCTAAACGAAAGATCTTTTCCAAACTACCCGGACCTTCCCATACTTCATTTAGTGCTTCATTAATCTTTTCAAGTTTAATCTTGCGTACACGAAACACTCCGAAATGACGTTGCAAGAATCCATGGAACACTTCAGGTATTAGAGCGTGATCGCTAAATGCGAATGTACCTTTAAATCCTGCAGGATGATTAGGGTTTTCGACAAATTCAGGCTTGTTGTAAAATGCGATTTTGTCTTCAAGGGCACAAGTAATAGGGTTCATATTTTTCCTCGTTATGTAAAGTTTATTTTAGTGCTTCAAAGGTTTTGTATTTTTCAAGTTGTTCAGCATAAGCATCCCTTATTTCTTTAAGTTTAGGATACTTTGCTTCCATGTCTACATCACGTTTTAATAATAACAGAGCATCACGCATTTCGTCAAGTTCTTTCATAACGTCTCTGCCATTTACTTCTAATGTGCCATCTACTCGTAATGCATGATTATTAGTAGTATGATCTGTAATAGTGATATCTTGAAATGAGTAGTTGCTAGAACTTATGCTAGATGGACTATTAAAGATAGGAGTGTATTGGTTGTTAGAATGGGAGGTCGTCTTCGTCATCTTTTTTACTCTTGTAGTCTTCGTATGTTAAATCATACACTGCCTTAAAATTACGCCAAGCACGTTCGATAGCAGGATACTCCTTGCACATTTGTTCTACTTCGTTAATGTCAACATATTGATTTTGCCAATTGTAATTAAAATCAGTAGTCCATGTGGTTGTATCTATGTTAATATCCGAGACGTTAATGGTATCATCGTTTAGACTAATAGTAAATGTACCGTCGTCTTCGACCCAAGTATCATTTGCGACATAAATTGAATCAATGTCAAACGTGTCACCTAGGTCGACTAAAACAATATTGTTATCTTGCTTCTTTGATTGCGCCATACAATGCCTTCCCACTAAAGAAATCTTTGTTTAGTTTGCTACGCTGTTTTTCTAGACTTACTAGATAATCATCATAGTTTTCCATTAGGTGACGGATACGATCTACAATCTGTCCACGATGCTTGCGATAACTTGCAAAGTCTTCGGTCCACTCACTTGGATACTTAAACTCTAGTTCTGCCATCTCAGTGTAGCTCAAACGATCTGGAACAAACGGAATAGCATCTACTAATGCGCCTTCGTACCAACTAATGCCTAGAGTTTCTTGCAAGTTAGCTGAGAACACCATTTTGGCCTCGCCTAGCAAGTTGTGATATTCGTTCTTAGTAAGTTCACGTTCTTGACACACAACAAACTCGTACTCAGGCAGTTGTTCTGCAAGATCGCGGAAAATATCTACTTGCTTCTCCGGAGCAACACGATGAGGGAAAAGAATAAGATTGCGTTTCTCCATATGCTTGTATTGTTCTAAACTGTCCTTTAGATACTCCATAGGCCAGCCTACACGAGCGATACGTTCTTCTTCGCCGTTGAGTGCTTCTTCGATCCAATCTTCTACAAAAGGATCATCATCAAACAGTGTACGCATAAACATATCAATGTGGAAGTCTGTAGCAAAGAAGTTGTCGTCGTATGTGTAGTACATGCTTTTCTCAGCATATCTTACCCACGGTGCATCGCCAATTAGCCTGCCAAGGAAATCATGAGGATCATAGCTGCCAGCATGCCAAAGACCACCGATTCTGATACGAACACCGAGCAACTCAGCCATGTAACGAAGCTGGATAACAGTCGGATTCCACGCATCAGTATATAAGAAATAATCTCCATCTTTTACTTTACCATTACAAAACATTTCACCTATTTGTTCAAGTTGTTTAGACTTGTACACATTAGTACCGCCAAAGTTGAGGAAAGCCCCAGGCGTTGTTGCCTGAGGAGTTTCCCCGCCACTAATAACAACTACATCGTTGCTTGTAGCATGACGTAGTTGCGTAGGCAAATGCTCTTTCCATTGCTTAGTATAACGTGTGTCGACTGCTTCAATGTCAACGATGTAGATAGTCATTACGATCTCCGTGTACGAATATTACGACCTTCGTTTCGAGCTTTAGCACGTAGCCAGCCAAGGTATTTCTGATAAGCTTGCCAATTAGGATCTTCCTTCTTGTAAAGAGCAGCTTCATCAAAAACTTTGCCTTCGAAACGACAATAATCACGATACGCATCAAGGTCATCAAAGATCTTGTTTACGGTTGGATTTGCGATTGCCATAGTATAATATTTCCTTTATTTGTTGTTAGGATAAAAGATTGAACAGCCATTTTCGTTGTCTTCAGCGACACTAATCTCTACAAAGCGGCCGGGATACTTTGCAGCGATTTCTTGATACAAGTCATCTGCAATCATTTCACAAGACTTGTAATCTAGATCGAGCACACTAGTTGAGCTTTCGACTTCTTGATATAGTCGCTCAAGCCAGCGTTTGAATTGGATGAATTCGATGTCGCGATCGTTATGGAACACTTCGATGCGCACCCTGAAATGGAAAATATGGCGAT